GTTATCCGCCCACACCACGGTGAGGTTGGGGCCAGGTGGGCATGAGAAAACCCCGCCTTTCGGCGGGGTTTGGGTGGTCGTGTTTAATGTCCATTTGCAATCCACATGGGGTGTGACATCCTGGATATCAGGGCCCGTCGTCGCCTGACTGGGCTGTGCAGGTTATGCTGGCGCTTACCATTTGGAAGTTCCCTGACCTGGTATTGTGCCGCAGTGGCGAGGGGGTGCTGATTGAGCTGGTGACCAGTCGGGTGGGTTCCGGGAAGCTGCTACAGCTCCGAGGACATCGTTACTGGTCGCAGCAGGCGCTCTGGGGACACTCCATTTTTCTATCAAATTGGTACTTCTGCCTTTGGCGAGAAGCATACTCTGCGAGGAGTATTATCCATTGCAAATGGTTCGATATTCCTGTAATCTATATAGGGAGTGCAGCTCATCTGGAGCACTGCGGACGGTACCGTCCTGAGTTGCGGGGAGGTGCGGATGGTGCGCTTCTCTATTGTGTCCCAATGGTTGGTGAGGTGAAAGTGGCTGATTCAGCTCCGTGAGGCGTCTCTTCGTTGATTCGCATCCTGGAGACTCGGTCGGTCTTCAGGCTGGGCAAGCCGCTCCGTCCTTCCACCTTCGTGTTACTTCTGCCTTTGGCGAGAAGCACTGCATAGCAGTTAGTGCATTACAGGAATGGCCGTTTAACCTCCAACGGCAAAGGGTTTTGTTATCTTAAATCTTCTTTGATGGTGCGGATAACATCGACACCCAGCTTTTCATTTGTATGACGAACGATGGCGTCGATGGCCTCGGGTTCGACCATCCGGTAGTAGCTGTGCAGACCCTGCATCGCCATAATATCCTCTCTCGGCCATTCCACGCCGTTTCGCTTGTCATTGATGTAGTTGTACATCATGGACTGGAACTGACGCTTTTTCTTATAGCCGACCGTTATCTCGTTGTCCTTGTTCAGCATCACGCCAAGATTCCAGTTGCGCCCGGCGGAGGAACCGTACCGGGTCTTGCTGGCGTTGATGGAGAATGGAGCGCCAAAACTCTTGAGCGTGTCCACAACCAGCTCCTCGACCTTATGGACATCGAAGTCATATTTGGACGAGATGATAAAGTCATCGGCGTACCGTGTGTAGACGAACTGCTGCTTGTCGTAGTCACGGAAGGCTTTTGAGAGCTTGAAGTCCACCGGAATCATCATCACGTTGGTGATGAGCGGAGAGATTGGAGTACCCTGCGGGAGTCCGCCGTCGAGAAATGCCAGCTCCAACGCCTTGCGCAGTTGCGCCTTGCCTTCTGGAATCTTGACGACCTCGCTGAATGGGAAGACCATGGAGAACATGGACATTACAAAGTCCAGGGTTGTGCTGCCGAAGAAGTCGTGCAAGTCCAGCTTCGCAAACCACTTGCTTTGGTTGGACTGGTGCCGCTTGACCGCATCCACCGTGCAGCGGTGCTTTATGTACGCAAACGCCGAGGTGTGGTAAAGAACGTGGAAGTCCTCCTCATACATAGTCTTCTGCCTGCGAAGTGCGTCCATCAGTTCGGCCACGGGGGCATTGATGTGGCGGAGACCGCCGGACTTCTTCGGAATACAGAAGGATTTGTAGAGCTCATGCCGCTTCTTTCCCCTCAGCTCCTCAGTGGACTGGTTATACTGGGTGAGCTTCGTGATAAGAGAACTGACATCAATGCGGCTGGTAAAGTGCTCGCTCGCATACTCAAACTCGTAGGTTCTTGTATTAGAATCGCTGGTATTGATGAGTTTCGGGCCTTTATAATCCTGGAAAAGAAGTTCCTCCAGCGTCATCTGGTGGAACATCGGGGGCTGTCTTACTGTGATGTAAACCATCGCTATACCTCCCTTTTAGAGTAACTGTAACCTACATGGGAACTGCTGCGTGCTGCGGGCAGCAGAAGGCGCCTTGAGACCGCGTTGTGATTCTTCAGAGGCGGTTGGTTCTGGTGTCTCCTGTATGAGTCGTATTGCGGCACAATGTCTTGCCCGCCATCGCCCGGTGCAGTCCGGCAGCCACTGCATCATGGAATTCCTTGGCCACTTCGCCAGCCTGGCAGCCTGGCGGTATCCTGCTTCGCAGCTAATTGGTACTTCTGCCTTTGGCGAGAAGCTCTCTTGGAAAGAGATATCCGTTACAGTTGACGCTGTTAAGGCCGCGCCACGCCTAAAAGCTCAAAGAGTTCGTCGTTGGTAAAGAGCTTGTCCTGACCGCCAACCTGCTTGACCCAGCAGAACCCGTTTTCGTCCATCTCCAAAACCGTGTCGGGTTTCAGAGTGCAGACCGGACGTAACCCGGCGGAGTGATATGGGTGCTTATACCCCATTTCCCCGTTCCGACTCAAAACGGCTTTATAATCGCCGTTGTTGTATAAGTCGGACAGCCAGAACTCAACGTATGAACCTGTGTCAAAGTTGGCATACAGACCACGGTGGAGGATGTAGTCATCCGAACCGTTTGCCCGAATGCCCCTTCTGGAGAACAGTTGGAACCTATCGTCGCCAACGAGGTCGGAGTACGATGGCAGCCGCATCAGGGACTCCCTCACCCCGCTTGGAGTATGGATTAGCTTCCGCACAAGGCTGTCGATTTCGTATTCCTCGAAGTTGTAAAGGAACCCGCAGTGGTCATGGTACGCATCGTTGATGTTGCACACGTTGCTTCTGTCTGGAGGCGAGTCGCTTTCATGGGTGGGGTTCCACCAGCTTTCATCCTGCGAGTTCAAAAACTGAAGGATGTTGGAACGGCCATAATCCGGGTTGCCGAACATTCTCATATTGTAGTCCGCACTTTGGCGCTCTCTCCCGTCAAAACAGATGTAGTCAAGCACTTTTGCGGCGATAAAATCGCCGTTTGGCGTTGCTTTCAGCCACATAATCGGAAAGATTTCGTCGGCGCTTACGCCATATTGTCCAAGCAGCAGCTTTGTACCGACCCTTATCTTGCCAACCATCGTTTCCGCCATGGAGCCCACCTCCTTCCCGCACCTGCTGGCATATCAAAACGCCAGCAGGTCAAAATTGAACACGTCAAAAATCAGGAGCTTCTTCAAACCCTTGCCGTTGATGAAGTTCACGAAGTTGGCGACGCCCAGGGCGCAGATGGCCCGCACCGTCGGGGCCACGCCCAGCGTGATGCCGCAGGCGGACACCGGCGTTTCGTCCTTTGCCTCATCGTGGGAGAACTGCATGGAGTTGAGCAGGTCTTCCTTCATCTTGTGGTCAGACCAATCGGCGGCGTAGTGCTGAGCGGACTCCAGCAGAGTGCGGAAGTCCAGCATGGCCTTGATGAAGGGGTTGTCGAAGTGTTTCTCGACAATCTGCCGCCGGAGCTCGATGTTGTCCACGCAGAGGAACACATAGCCGTTGAGCTTCTGCCCGTTCCATCCGTCAGGATGCAGCTTGATGCCGTCCTTCACCTCGGGGTTCAGTTCAAACAGGATATCCGCCAGGGACTCCACCTTGGAGCGGCCCACGTCCTGCTGGCGGAAAATCTGGTTGGCCAGATTGTGGGGATTGACCACATCCATATCCCACAAGTCGATGTTGGTCAGGCCGAGACGCACAAGGTTCTCGGCGATAGTCGCACCGACTGACCCGCACCCAATCATATGGATGCGTGCGTCAACCTTTTCAGGCTGGAAATACTCGTAGCTTTTTGACAAATCCATGTCTGTACCTCCTTATCTCACGCTCCAAGCGGCGTAGGGGTCGTCATCTTCTTCACCAAAGCCGGGGATGGCCTGCTGGGAGGCGTTCTTGCCGTACCAACCGGCCCCAATCCGTGTCCGGGGCTTTTCTCCGGGGGCGGGAATGGGAGTGATGGGAGCGGCCTGACTCTCTGCCGTCGGGGAGAGCGGGTTGTATGGGCCCGTTCCAGCCGCAGGCTTAGCTGCCGCTGCGGTGGAAGCGTAGGAGGTACGCTGAGAGTTGTAGGAATACGACCGCTCTTTGACCATGGCCTTGGCGTTGGTCAGAAACTCCTCCAGGTCTCCCACCTCGTCCAGAATACGGACGGTCACATCGCCGTTCTCAAACAGCGTGTTCTCCTTCATATCGTAGACCTTGACATTGCTGGCAAACGACTTATTCCAAATCATGAAGATGTAGAAGTCGTTATCGCCCAGCATCTGGAGGATTTCCTCCTGATGGTTCAGGTCTACGCTGGAGGGTGTTGGAGCCATCCGAACATGACTGTGCCCCTGCATACGGATGGCGTTGAACCGCTCATCCTCGATGTTCTCCATCAGCCAGGTGGCGTACTTCTCGGTGTCCATCTCCACCGTGGCCGCAGAGACCTCCTGCGGATAGACCAGGATGTCGGTGATGATGTACTCGCATTCGGAGCCGGTGGGGGGCACTTCGCCCTCCGCTTCTCCCAGCCGGTGGGCGACGCCGTGCCATGCGACCTCCTTGTCAAACTCATTGATGAGGATGACCATCTTGGCCCAGGCGGGCGGGGTGAAGAACACCTTTGCCTTACGGTCGCCGCTGGAAAAAGTCTTGGTAAAATTCAGCTTTCCATCAGAGAGCTTGGCGAGCTGCAGCGCCTTCTCAAAGTCGCTGCGGCACTCCTCTATGTACTCGGGGGTCATCTTAATCAGCCTGCTCATCCACCGTCTCCTCCTTTTCTGCTTTCGCCCCATCTTCCTTCGCCTCCTCTGCGGGTTTGTCCTGCTCCTCCAGCCACTGGATGGCCTGCTCCGCCTTGACGACGCTGCCATCGGGGAGCTCGATGCACTTGAACCCGTTCCAGAAGGTGTTCATAAAGCCTTCCATGACAGCGGAATCGCCCCAGTTCAAGCTCTTGCAGGAGGCAACACACTGTTCCACAGCGGCGATGTAGTCACGCTTCCGAAGCATATCGTTGATAGCCCGCTGGTAGTTGCCCAGGCACTGGTAGTTATTGATGTGCGTGTTCGGCATATACCCGTCGAACTCAAACCCAAAGTCGTGGTTGCGGAGGGCCTCGACGCTGCCGTTCAGGGCGAAGCGATAGGCCGCACAGAACCGAATCCTCAGCCTCGGGTTTTCGCTCACGAAAATCTCCATCATGAGCTTTTCCGCCTTTGCGGCACCAGATTCGCCCCGATGGGCCAAACCATAGGCATAGGCGAAGCTGTTGTGGTTTCGGATGATGCGCTCCGCCATGTCACTGTCGAAGTATTCCAGATAATCCTTGACGGCGAAGTACATATCGGTGTTGGTCACTCGCTCCAGAATCAGATGCCGGTTACAGAGGAAATACTCCATAATTTCGGACTCGCCGCCCTCGGCAATCTTCGCTTTCAGCCCCATCAGCCGGATACAGCTATCGTTCCGGTGCCGGAGATAGTCGCCGATGGAGTTGTTCAGTTCGATAATCTTTGCGTCATAGGTGTCGATTTCTCTCTGAACCCTGTCGCACTCCATCTTCTCAAACCTGCTCTCAAAGCCGTTGAGCAACTGGCGAATCCGGCCAGACCGGAAGTCATACTTTTCGGCCATCTTGGCCAGACACTGGTTGTACTTGTCGGGGTTGGTCTCCCGCATGGAGTAGACCAGAGCCAGTTCCTCCTCGGTCATACCGGCCTCTTGGTCTAAATACCAGGGCATCATGGCCAGGATAGTGACCTGGAGATAGTGCATCTTCTTGTTGTCCAGGTTCTCCACGAACACGATGGTGCTTTTCAGCTCGGGGTTGATGTAGCAGTCCAGGTTGAAGGACTTACGATAGAACACCTTCAGCTTTTCCTGCCGGTGGTAGCCATCGTAGACAGAGGTGAACTTCTTTTCGATTGCACCGAAGCTCGCTTCGTTCCCCTCCTGGTTGCCCTTCAGGCTGTGGATAATGAGCTGACCCCGGTCGGAGAGATAGTAGCTGCCGCAGATAGCGCTGACCGCCCGCTCATCGGAGACGCCGCGAAGAGCCCCGGCCTCGAAGTTGGACGACCCAAACACCAGGTTGATACGGTCTTCCTCGCCCATGCGAGGTGCCAGAAGAGCACGGAGCGTGGCGAGGAACGAGACATCATACCCAAAAGGCTGGCCTGTGATGTTCTGGAAACAGGCATTGGCGGCGTCCGTTGTGAACGGCGTCTGTGTGATATTCGCCTTGAACATAGAAACACCTCACTTATTTTACTTTCATTGTGGGAGAAGCTGGGCTCGAACCAGCAAGGAGTGCGCACACCTCCAGGAGTCCTATAGGCTCCCGCGTCTAACCAATTCCACCATTCTCCCATGGACACCGCCCGGCGTTCGCCGGGCGGCGGGCGGCGGAGAATCAGGCGTTGTCGGCCTTGACGACGTTGAGCAGGAAGCACTTCTCCTTGATGCCGTGCTGGGCGAAGGTCTTGTCCAGGTCGCCGGGGTTCAGGCTGCTGCCGTCCAGGTGCATCACGCCACGGGCGTAGTCCACGCCGTTGGCCTCCAGGGCGCTGCGCAGGGTGGTGTTCTCGTCGATGATAACGCTCTCACGCTTGACGTTGTTGCCGATAGTGACCTTAATCATGATTCATGTCTCCTTTTATGTAGTCAGATTTGTTGCCGCACCGGGGTGTACCCCTTGCGGTAAGGGATGAGGGGGAGGAGCCGCCCTGTGAAGGGCGGCTCCGGGGCAGGGGAATCAGCCAGCGACGGAGATGTTCTCCATCACGGTGGCACGCTGGGCGGAGATGCCGGACAGCACCTCGGGCAGCTTGCCCTCCAGGGTGTTCAGGTTCATCAGAGCGGCACCCAGGGTGTCGGCCACCCAGTCCTTGGCCTTCTCGGTGGGCACGCCCTGCATCACCATGGTGATGACGGCCTTGCCGTCGGAGTCGGCCTTGCCGAAGGAAGCGCCCACACTGTTGATGCTGCCGGTGCCGGTGGTGGTGCCCAGGGCGAAGATGGGCTCCTTGCCCTCGTCGCCGCCCATCAGGGTCAGGGCCTTGGCGTTGTACTTCTCGATGGTCTTGATGTCCTCCAGCTTGAGCTCGGACTTGACGACGACGGCGTCCCCTGCGATTACGATTTTTGCCATGATACATTTCTCCTTTTTGTCATTTATGTACCCCTATTAGTTGGTTATCCGCCCACACCACGGGGAGGTTGGGGCCAGGTGGGCATGAGAAAACCCCGCCTTTCGGCGGGGTTTGGGTGGGGTCATGTTCGTGGTCTCGCACCACTTTCGTGGTGCTGATGATTGGGATTTAGAGATTAGAAGCCGAAAGCCGGGGCGAGCCCATAGGAATAACTCGCACTGCCGTAGTTCGCGGTGCCGTACGTGTACACAATGCAGAAGGAGGCGGTGTTGTCCTTCATCTGCGAACGAAGCATGGTATAGTCCCGGTTCCCGTTCCTCAGCTTATACCAGGGGACGTTCTCCTGACGATACCACTCGTACCAGTGACCTTCACCAGGGGCGGAATAGATTGCCCGTCCATACATCTCAACCTCGGACTTGATGAAGAACTTATCCTCGCTCTCGACGAGCTTGCCTTCGCCCTCTGCTACATCGACCGACAGCTTGAGTATCGGGACGGCGAACTCCAGAATTGCATCCGGCATCAGCCTGTAGATGTCGCCGTTGGGGTCGTTCATCCGGCGGCGCAGGTCGGTGGTAGGCCACGGCCCATAGTTGCCGCTCTCTCGCTCCCATGGATACCTGTTCGGCATACAGTCAACCATTTCCCACGTCATGGGAACGACAAGACCAGATTTGGTCACGTCATGATTGAGTCCAATAAGCCGGAACTGGACAGGGGACCCGTCCTTGAGCTTATCGTTCTTGTAGTCGCCGACGTGAAGGATTGCCGGGGCCATGGTGCCGAGCCCATACACTGAGCTCCAGGGCATATAGTCTAAGCATTCAGGCATATCGCACCTCCTCAAGTTTCTCTCCGCACGCCGGGCAAAAGTTCAATGGGATTGGGTGTTCCTTACTGTCTCCGAACCGTGCGTATTTTGCCGCCTGGGTAATGAATACCTCGTCAATGAAAAGTTGACTGATTTTCTTCCAGTGATTTTCACAGAACTCACACACAAACTACCACCGCCAATCAAACGCCCAAAAGGGAAAGAATCTCGTTTTCGTCTGCTACATCAAAATCAGAGGATTCTATACCGTAGAATGTGCATCTGGTATGCTCTCCATATTCTCCATCTGGGTCTTCATCAGCATACTGCTTTTCGCTATAGAACAGCACTTTTGACTCTACCCAATAGCAGGTGTCCTCTGCGTTTTCGCTCCATTTAGTGTTCGATGTTGGAGGTTCATCGCCGCACCATACGACACCATTCTTTTCGAGAACCTCCATCAAATCCTCAGCGAGGTCTTTACAGGGGCAATGGATGATGAGATTCTTATGAGTGTCGAGCATGGACTCTTCAAAAGCTATCTCCCACATACCCTACCCACCTCCGATACCAAAGAGCGCCCGGAGTTCATCGTCGCTTGCTACGTCAAAGTCCGGGGTGTCGATGCCGTAAAACGTGCATTTGATATAATTTTGGTAGCCACCTGTTTCGGCATGGTCTCTTGGCCCGTACAGAATGCGTCCGTTCCGAACATAATAGGCTGTATTGCTTTTGTGTTCGCCCCACCTTGTACACGAGGCTCCACCGGGCCATGTAGCTCCATTTTTATGTAAAAACTCAAGAAGCTCACAGGCAAGCGGCTCCTCGGGACAGTGGATTACCACCCCTTCTTTGGCACCCAAAAGTTCTGAGGAGAACTCAGTTTCCCACACAAGACTCACCTCTGCTTTCGTTCTGCCCAGTCGTTGTTCCACCCACGATGCTGGGTATTGTAAGACTGGTGGATAATGATAGATTCAAGCCACCACACTTCGTCACCGATAACGGTAGGCAAGAACGTAAACCGGGTCACAGTTCTCGTTTCGCCGGTAATCGGGAGTTTCCAAACCACGGCTTACACCTCCTCAAGTAATGGTGTCAAAGAACTGTTTACCGTATTTCTTTCTTGTCCACAGTGACCTTCCAATTCCCAAAGGAGCCGTGCATGATTAGCGACCCAACACGGAAATCATCGTTGACTGTGTCCCCAACGGACACACTATCGTAATACTCCTTATCAACTGGAATCTCAATGGTAATTTCGTTCATGGAGTCTTTAATGTGCTCGCCAATGTCCAGTGTAAAATGGGACTGCTTAATGCGAAAAGTAACAACATACTTTGCTGTCCCATTTACTTCCTTTGCATCTACGATTTCCGCTTCAATGGCGACCTTTTGCTCTTGCAACGCCATTATTTCGGACCGAAGTTCTTCGCATCTCTGTTCTAAATATTCGTCACTCTCAGCACATCCGGTAAGGATAGAGAGCATCATGGTCGTTGCCATAATAATTGTTAGAAACTTCTTCATAAACCTCACCTCATTAAAGAGTAATTTTATTCAGATGCCCAATCGTGAAGTGGGTCAATACCGTTTAATTTTTCCCACTCCATATGTGCCAAGCGAGCGTGTCTCACGGCATCATTCCCATTGTTGATGATGCCACTTGCTCCGTCAGTCACGATAAAACAGTTGACTCCGTATTTCCTCGCTAAATCCATAACCTCCTGGACGAAAATTTTGCCTGGCATTGCCGCAATCTCATGTTCATGTCTTGCAATTCTTCGCTCAAGCAAATCTCGATTTTCAGGATGCTTTTTAAGCAATTCCTTATCGGTTTGAAGCCTATGCCTCAGTTGGTCTAAAGTTGGAAGACGTTGTATAGATTTCATGTTTCCCCTCCTCATCAAAGGACTGTTTTGTTGCATAGAAAAAGCGCCGCATTAGCGGCACTTCATAAAGTCATATGGATTTTCAGTCCAATCTTCTTGTTTATAGTCTTCTAAGATTAGATAGCCTGGGATGAACGAGTCTATTGTAGAAAGAACCGTTTCGCGTTGGCAATCATCTACTGGGCTAAAAGAAATCTCTGTACTGACGCCATAGAAATCCGCATCGTTGTTCTCTGGCTCAATCCGCATCGAGCGAATACTCAAATCTCGTGGCGCAATAGCTTTTACTGCATCCACAAGACTTATCACATCTCTGTCAGGAGTATCATCGCCCTTATTTCTCCTACGAATGAACCTCACAGTAATCGTACCCAGCATCTATAGCACCTACCTTTGCAAATACCTTACGCATTTTACCACATCGGCATATTAAACGCAAGCTCAGTGTATCAAAGAACTATTTCATGTCGAAAAATTCCCGGAAGAACTTAATCATCTCGTCCTCCTCTGGGAAGAACGGGTCACGTCCTCCGCTCTGCATCTTTCCGAGGACGTTCATCATCATCTGACCGAAGCGCCAATCAGGAACGTTGGTTGCCCAGATGGTGGCGAGTTCATTGCAGAACTCGTAGATTCTTTTCGGGTCTCTCATAGCTACACCCCTCCAAAGACGAGTTTGTTGAACTCGGTTTCGTCGAACTCGAACGGTTCGTCTGCCTCTGTGTCGAGCTTTATTGCACTCGGGCTAACGTACCAACCGAATCCATATTCGCAGGAGCCATCGCAGTTATGCCCACCTTCGACCTTATCGTCCCAGCAAATCCCGACATCTCCATAATCGTCTTCCCTGCACACAGTGCCGGTATTTCCGGCAAAAATGTCATCATTGCCATATGGGTTATCTTCTACACAGATAACCCTATCGCCAACCTTGAACTCAGGCATCGCCGTCACCGCCCTCAGCTTCGGATTCGTCAGCCTCGCCTTCGTAGGGGAACTGAGTGTAGATTTCGCTCCCCGTTTCTGCGTCTTCAATGAACATCGGGCGGAAGATTTCACAGCAGTAGTCTTTGGCGAGGATGCGGAGGAAATCGTCGAGAACCTCGTCGATGAAGCTCTGCTCGTAATTCGCAGCGACCCGGTCACTGTCGGGCTCCTGGAGAACTACAGCCAGGAAATCCTTGATAGCCAGGTCAAGCTCGTCCTCCCGTTCATACATCTCATCTTCCATGTCCTGCTGGGAAAGACCAATCTCGCCGTCCTCGTCCTCCAACCCTTCGGGAAGGTTGTCGGGCATAACCATGCGTCCATTGACAAAGGAGACGGGAATCAGATAACGCAGCATCATCTTCCTGGCAGTGTTCGCGCAGTCATCGGCGTTCATGGCATACTCCTCGTACTCGGGGCTTTCGTCCCCCTTGCAGGCGGAGAGCATCAGAGTGCCGTCCTCATCGGTGATATATACGGCATACTCGGTGTCGGTGTTCTCGGCGACAAGAACCATTTCCTTCTCGCAGCGGCTGACGTTCTGGAGATAGAAGCTCCACAACTCAGCCACGGGGATATAGATTTTCACGTTGGACGCATCCATGTTATCATCGGCCTCCTTATCCTCGTGCCACACACTGATGTATTCCGTGCAGTTTCCGCAGTTGAGCGGGGCGTCGTAACCGAGCGCACAATCACCAGTCATGCAGTGGGCACAGGTTTCCATACGCTCCAGCTTTTCCAATACTGTCATACGAAGCCCTCCCCTTTAGATTCGTGGTGGAGACGACCGGGCTTGAACCGGCGACCTCCTGCGTGCAAGGCAGGCGCTCTCCCAACTGAGCTACGTCCCCAAATGGTGGAGATGGTTGGATTTGAACCAACGATGAGGCAGGGTACTTGTTATCAGCGTTGCGGCACGCCCAAGCATAGCCCACCAGCGTTACCCACTTCGCCACATCTCCATGCTGACCGGCTGTCACGGTATGCCAGATGGCACGCTTGAATTTCACGCATCCAATACCGCTTACTCATGCGGCGGACGGTATCTAACCCTTTGCACTCTACCGTCATGGCGAAACCCAGGTTCAACTCTGTCGGAGCCTATTGGCCATCCTATGTATCGCCAGTTCCCAACCACCGCCGCGCAGCTACTCAACGCTTAGACACTGTTAGTTGGTCTACGTTGCCGCTCCCTCCCGAATCTATCGGGCCACGCCTCGCCAGCGGCGGCAGTAAAGTTCAATTCGTCGTATCAGTTTGAGTGTCTTTTTGTATGTTTAGGCACTCAGGGCCGGTCTCTTGCTCTTACCATAGTCCTCCTTTCCAGTACACACGGTGGATGGAATGGAACATCCTCACCCGCAAGAAAGGCTTGCCATTTAAGGCAGAGGATACCAGTAAGCTGGGCGACCGATTGGCCGCCCAGCCCCTTTGGATTGGAACATATTTTACAACTCGCTACCGCCCAGCCAAGTGGAACTCCCAGCGGTAACATATACACCCGACAAACCATCAATCTTGGGTTTGGTAAAGATTTAATGTTTATGCTTTGAGCCTTTAGCTTTAGTCAAAGAAAAACTTTGAACTTTCAGCTTTGAGCTGTGAACTTTGTGCGTTGAGCTTTACAGTTCTTCAACGCCCGGTCTTTTGCCGGGCAATTCTGTAGCCTGGGTCGCTTTTCCCGGCAGCCCAGGTACTTATTTTGATAGTTTTTGTAAAACTCCATTTACAAAACATAACACAGCTTAAAAGGCTGTTGCTGGGTTTCTTTTTTATTTTACTTATCTGTAATCCAGCAAAACAGAGAAGGCATATGATTCCGGGTTTTCGGGCGGCAGCGAAGTTGCTTGCGGTTTAGTAATCAGACGGAATAGACCAATCCTCGCAGAGGTGTGCAGCCATCTTGGTCTGGCTGATGGTGATTTCACTCTCAACATAAGTTGGAGTGATGTTGCCCTCAGCATCCGTTGTTAAAATCCAGGTTGCTGAGGTAGACAGCCCATCTGTATAGAGACCGTTCGGTTCGGCAAGCGGAAGCACAGTATAATGGCTGCCGTTGGCATACACATACTGCGAGGACTCTGGTGCGGTGATGGATGCACTGTACGGGATTCCGTACCCGATACAGGTTCCTTGGTACACCCATTTGCCGGTCATATCGTTCTTAGTGTACCAATGGCACACCAGTTTGGGGTTGTCCCGCATCTCGTAGATTTCCTTGAGCTGGGAATACTCAAAGAAATTGGATACGTTGGGGAACCCGTACATATCGGCGATTTGGTTTTTAAGCTCCTCGGTGTACTGCGTTTCCTCCGTCTTGGTTCTGCTGTAATCGCATCCAGCAAGAGCGCCAACCATGAGAACGGCGCAAAGCACCATGGCGAGAATCTTGAACTTCTTCATTTCAGCTTCCTCCTTTAATGATTCAGGCACTGGTTATAGAACCGGCGCAGGGTGTCATTATCTATGGAGTTCGTGTCGAGGTTGGGATACCTCATAACAACGTACTCCATAATAGTGTTCTTATCGGCCTCAGTCTCCGCGTCGTTGTACTGCTTGTAGCTGTCGGCCAGGAACGAGGCAGCCGCCTCAGAGTAGGCAGTCGTCTGCTTGAAGACCTCACGCTCGGCATTCGTCTGCCACTTCTCGATAGTCAGCGTATACCCGATACCAGCCATCGCGACGGCGAAGACGATTACCAGAGCCACGATAACTCCTTTGATAGAATCGCGCATCTCTGCACCTCCTTAATATTCGACGGTGATTTCCGTCAGAGCGTTGGACACGGACAGGGCGGCGTCGATTTCGACGGTGAAGCCGCTGATGGTCTCTTCCAGGCGTTTCATCTCGGCGTCGATGTTGATGGGGTCAACCAGCTCCATCGTCTGGGCGGCGATGAAGTCAGCCCGAACTTTCTTGACCTCCTCGCTGGCACCCTTCATATCGACGCTACCGTACAGAGACTTGACGTACTCGTCGGCCCGCATCTCCAGATACTCGCCGTTGTTTTCATCCGCCTGCCTCCGGGCGGCCCGGTTATCCCTAACCAGCTTGTCCAGCAGCTTCTGCTGCATCGGGATGCCGTGGTTTTTCATCTCGATAGCCTCGGCGATGGTGTACTCCTGTCCGCCGATGGTCACCTTGGTGGTGGCGTTGGACAGGGTAACGGCACGCTTGATGGCGTCACGCCGGGCGATAAGGTCGCAGGCCGACTGGTAGGCCGACTTAACCTCATCACTGTAGGCGGAGATGGTCTTGCCGGACACCTTGGCGTTGCTGTGCTTGTTGGCGAAAACGAAAACACTGCCCTCGATGGCTTTTTTGATGCGGGAGTCCAGAGTTTTCAGCTCACACAGAGCTTTGTGGATGGTCATGGTTTCAGTAGTCATTCTGAACGCACTCCTTAATCTTTGAATTTTGATGGGTTATTTACTACGGTTTATGGAGTCCTTCAAGGTTTTGTGCGCCTTGAAACTCGGCGCCCGGCACGCCGGAATTTTGACGGGAACACCCGCTTTGGGATTGCGCCCGGTTCTGGGCGCACGGTTCTTGACCTCGAACGTGCCGAAGTCGTCGATGCGGACTTTATCGCCGGTCGCCAGCCTGTCGGCGATAATCTTGAATGTCGCGTTGACCATGACCTCGGCATCAACCTTCGTGATGCCGGTGTGCCGGGCCAAGGCGGCGGTCAATTCGACTTTATTCACCTTTTCTACCCCCAATCCTCAAATGGCACCGAAAAATGCTTTCATAAACAAACAACTCGATGCTCGTCCATGGTGATACGGTCGGCCACTGGCTAAGTGCTTTCACGCCGATACGGCCATAAGACCTAATCAGCATTGAGCTCATCTTTGGCCTCCTTCATGGTATCTGCGGAAAACTGGAACTCTCCATTGAGGAAAACCTCGATGTGGCCTTTGACATTGCGGAACTCGTACAAGCTCACACCTCCTGACAGAGCAGGATGTCGTGACAGCCAGCCCCAAGATTGCCGTCCACCATTCCAGTCTTGGAAAACTGGTCGGCGGTATAGATGTCGGAGCAGTTCACAACACCCTCATTGACATCGGGGTACTTGGAGCGGAACACCCTGACTGCGGTCTTTCGGTCGGGCGCAACAACTTCGACCCAGCCGCCGCGAAACGGGAATTTCCTCGATGTACCAAACGTGAAATAATATCTGTTCACACTCCAGCACCTCCATGTCTTGGTGATGCGTATGGGGCTCGAACCCATAAATTCCGCCTTGAAAGGGCGGTGACTCTACCAATTCGTCCAACGCACCATGGGAGGTGGGTTTAACCTCAATAATCCCGGTCATGACCCCGTTCATATTTTCCATCTCTAACCCGCCGAAGGCTGCACTTATTCTTTATAGCGGCGCACCGCTTCCCACGCAGAGGCAGCATTTCCTCCGCTTGGCCACATTGTAACCAGGCCCCTGTTCCACCTGTTTCACCGGTAGGTTGCGCCCCAATAGCGGCGTTCGGAGTTTTGGATGGCCGCCCTCACCGTTTCTGCCCTATGGGGACTGAGCGTTAGGCGGGAAACCCGCCCCACGGAATCGTACCGTGCCAGCCTTACGGCCTCGAACCTCGCTTCAGCGTGAGCCATACCCGTCCGACAATCAGGTAGACCCCGCAGGAGTACACTCGGAGTTCAAAGAACCCAGGTATGCCAAACCGCCAAGTCATTCAAGTCATTCGGCGGGGCACAACCGATTGAACATGGCGGCATCCACATAGGCTTTGTCGGAGCCGATGTCGCCAAACGCTTTCAGAGCGACCTCTTTCTTGATGACCAGGAACCTGCCGGTGGGATAAACCCCGGCCTGGGCTTCGACCTGCCCACGGTCGTTGGGACGGCTGGTGGCCTCCATCAGCGTAAAACCACGGGCCATACCGGCCCGGCAGCACTCGCAGGGCTCATAGTCCAGAACCACGTTCTTCGGGGCCTCTGCGTCGCCCGGCAGTCTACCCAGCAGAGCGACCTCTCCCCGCTCTTTCCCGCACCAGAAACAGATGGGGATTGTGGGGTTTAACCCATGCTTCGGCGATACCTTAATGCCTTTGCCCATAATGACCTCCCTCTCTGTGAAGTTTTCAGGGAACTGCCGCCAGACCCGCACCCCACCCCGAACCGGAAAATCTCACTCTTTTCACTGGACAAATCCAAATTGTGTTTGCAGATTTCGTCGGCGATGTGATGCAGGCTGGCGGCAAAGCGGAATATGTACCCGCATGGTCTGAGTGGCGGGGCTCGAACCCACGGCCTCCTGTTCCCAAAACAGGCGCTCTACCAACTGAGCTACACCCAGATAGAAACCGCGATGAAGGCAAGTCAACACCGCTGGCAAACCTTTACGCATGAAATGCTGCCTTCTGATACCCGCGAAGTATCAGCGCCAGTTCGCCAGCGGCGGAGCAGTTTTTGGGCGGGAGTGCTCAAACCCAGGGGCAACTATACGGCAGACCCATTGTTTACCTCCGGTTTGTGGTTATCAGACCAGCGCCATGATGACGCCAATCATGCAGATGCCAGCGGCGAACGGAGTGGCCGACCGCATAAAGCGGTTGATGTTCCGCTGACGGCGGCGGGCTTTCCGCTGACGGCGGCGCTCACACTTTTCGATGTAGGCCAGGGCGTTCGCATTGCGTTCGGCAATAGACATGCGCTCAGCTCCTTTGATTGTCTTTGAAATTGCGGCTTCCCGCGACGGCCCGGTTTTCCGGGCCGTTTCGGCTGGTAGCCAACCAGCCATCATCAGGCGAGCAAAGAAAGGAGAGGAAGAAAGAGAAGAAAACAGCGGAAATCAGATGGAGACATAGGCCGAATGGCCGCTGCCCCATTTGACGCAGACGCTGGGGCTGCTCAAGTTGCCGATGATTGTCACGCCATCAGAGCAGTGGGCAAAATGGCGGCCATCATCCTCGTGGTGGAACCGGACGCTGGCTCCGGCTTTGGAAACGATAGCGGAAACCCGCTTCTTAAAAACCTCGAATGCCATAACAGAAAACTCCTTTATGTATAGTGTGGTGTGAAATGCGGTCATCCGCAGACGGCTGGAAAACCAGCCGTTTCGCCGTCATTACGGCTCATCAGTGCGGCTTTATGGCAGAAGAAAACCGCTGACAAACCCGATAGGGTCATCAGCAGCTCTTCAAAACCCGATATTCAGTTGTTGTGGAAAATCAGCCGTTCTCCCGCTTGGTCTTATACTCCAGCTCGTAGGACTTGCCGGTGACGATACGGTGGCAGACCTCCATCACATAGCCCCGGAAATTCCGGTGGTTGGCGCAGGATACGGTCAGCGCCTTGCGGTTCTTCTTGCTGTACACGGACAGCAGGAAGTTCACATCGTGGGAGGTGGCCTTATGGCCGTCGCCGACCATAGCGGTGACGACCATCTGGAGGGTCTTGAGCAGGTTAGTCTTGCTGGTGGGATTCTTGCCCATCTCGAACTGCCGGGCAATCTCGGACATAGCATAGGAGTCATTGACCTTCGCCGGGTCGAGGCCCAGGTCTTTGGCCTTCTGGGCGGTCAGCAGGAAATTCATCTTCTGGGCAACGTGCATCCAGTTGGGGTCGGCGCCGATACCACCGCAGAACTTGTCCAGCTTCAGGAGGTCAATCTGGCGCTCCTTATCGACGATAACCCGGACGGGAACCTTGTCATCGCCCTTCTGCTCGTCCTTCACGCCAATGGTGACATAGGACAGGGTCTTGACGGCGGCCAGCATGGGGTCATCCGTGGCCTTGCACTCCTCAAAGCACATATCCCGGACGGTGGCGGTGTACTCGTTGATGGTGTCCGCCATAGCCTTGTCGGCCTTGGTGGACTCCTCAAACCGGCCATTCTGAACGGCGTCATTGAACACCTTGACCTGCTCCTCCACGCTGGATTTCAGCTCTGCCAGTTTGGCCATGCCTTCTTCTCTTGTCATTTCAAAAACGCTCCTTTATGTGAGATTTTTGAGCGATACCGGTTCAGGGTTCATCACTCAAGTGAACCGCCGAAGTGCTTTCCCCTTGATGGGTTGACCTCGGCGGCTCTATCAGTGATAAACCGAATACTATGCGGGAGCTCCACGCTCAAGCCGCTGGGTAAGATACCCGGCCCGCCTGTCGTGGTATTCATCACCGTTCAGCGGCATTTCTACCGCCATAGACCCGGTTTGAAGTCGTTTTTGTTCACGATACTAAACCAAATTCGGCTTTCATATCTATACGCCCTCATTCCCGGCTCCTCGGAGCCGTTCACCCTTGGGTGGGGAACTCGGACGATACTACTAACCGTCCTCAGCCGTTCTCGCATAGCCATCAGTTATGCAAGCCGCACTTAGGTTCATAGGCGCAAACCTCTGGGGATTTTCACAATCTCGAACCCGTGGCTTAATTCCACGGCACCAGCGACGGCTGATTTTATCAGCTAACCTTTGATATAGCGTGAAGGTCGCTCGGGCAAATACCCAATTAGCCATTATAGTGACGCTGACAAACCCTCCCAGCGCCTGGAATGACCCCATCACGTCGGATATCCCGCCATATGCTGCCCATATGGTGCCCCGAATTAACGGGTTTGCTATTCTATTCGGAATAGCTCGCTTACAACCGGCGGTCGTAAGTCCCCTCAGTCCCATCACGTCGGACTGAATACCCGCCTATGGTATGGCCCACCATAGGATTCTTTTTCCCTCGCCTGTCTGCGGCGGGGACTGACCGGGGCGGCGGGGCCGTCCTGTCACCCCTAACCGCAAGGGGTGTACCCTGTCTGCGGCCCTTGCCCCGCTGGACTTGCCCCGCCTGTCCTGTCCAGCAGAAAAGGGCGGGGCCGTTGTGGCCCCGCCCTTGTGCGGTCTGTCTGTTCAGTTTGCCGGGGTCAAGCCGATTGCAACGGCCTTTTTCTGCACCTGCTCCACGGTCTTTGCAATCGCCCGTTGGGTCACTCCCAAATATGTTGCAATGGCCTTGTATCCCTTGCCCTGCATACGCAAGCGCAAGACTTCCGCTTGTCTGTCCGTCAAGTTCAGCTTTGCCATAATGGCGTTATAGTCCGTCACGGTCTGCCGGTCTGCGGTGTAGTGTCCCCCGCCCTGTCCAAATCCAGCGGGGGAGCCGGGGAGCCTGTCCCCGTCCTGTCCGTTGTGGGCATATCCGCCCAAATCGGCGTATTTCTGGAGCCGATAATAGATAACGTCCAGCCCGTCGGCGGTCAAATCTTCAATGTAGGTGTAGCCGTTGCGGGGGTCTGTCTGGACGGCGCGGGACTCTTGCACGGCACGGCGCACGGCCCTATACACTTCTTGCGCCGGGGTGGTGGTGTCATCCCTATATGCGGCGCTGTCCGTTTCCTTGATGTAGACCTTGCGGGACAAGCGGCGCACGGTGTAGGGCTTATCTAGCCAGCCGGGGCCGTCCGCATGGTCTGCGGCCTGTTCCAGCAGAGCAACGGCGGCGGTCTGTACAAGGTCGATACCATCGGACAACGTTTCCCCCACAAGGGCCGCAAGAGCGGCGGCGGCGTCCCTGTCTACCGTTTCCGTCACGGGGTCCCCGTCCTTGTTCAGCGTGCAACGTGTGGCGGCGTTGGCGGCGGCGGCGGTGTTGTCCAATGTGCGGCGGTCAAAGGCAATCCCCCGCTTCAATGCAATCATAGCGGGGTTCTGTCCGTTGTCGCTTACGCTGTCACGGTCTGCGGCGGCTTTGCGTTGGGGGTCAATGCACTTATTCACAACGGAATAGGCGAACACGGTGGACAAGTCCAGCAGAGCGGGGCCGTAGTCTTTGCCGCTGTCAAGGGCTGTTTCAAAGTCCCGCTTGACCTGTTCAAAGTCCTTGACGGGGGCCGGGGTGGTGTTGGCGTTCTTCTTTTCGTTCATGGTGTTTTCTCCTTTTCTGCCGTTGGTGTTTTTGGTCTGCCTGTCCTGTCCCGTGGTGTTGTGGTGTTGGTGTTGGGTGTAGGGGTGGACGGCTTGACCTGTCCGGCGTGGAATACTGTACCATAAATTTTCCAGCTTGTCAACACAAATTTTTTTCATACGTCCATAGCCGCAAGGGGTGTACCCTGTCCCCCTGTCCCCGTGGACTGTCCCCGGCTGTCTGTCCCCCGTCTGTCCCCCGTGGTCTACTTGCCCTTTTCCCGCTATGGCAAGTAGACGGCCCCGGTTATGGTATTTTGACGGCCCCCAGTCCCAGCAAACAGGTGTAGTCGGTTCACCTAACTGACACCACTTATTTTTCAACTTCCCCCACAACTCAAACAGTCTATTTGCTGTTTATGCAACTTTTGAATCCAGAAAAGTATTGATGGTTAAGCCCTTTGCGTGGATGCTTGTGTAGCGAAGGTATGGGTTCCAAACGAGAAAAGGGCTTAACCCCGAGGTGATTTCCTTGCCCTCATTTTTCTGTATGATTTCTTTTGTTTTTCTTCGCATTGAGTTGACGCAGAGAAGATTTTTATGCTATAATATAGCAAAGCGAAGCTAATTATAATTCATACATTTCTACTTGACGAAAGGAGCTCCATATGGCCTGCACTATCATTCAGTTTCCTCCCGTGCGTGAGACCTCTGACCTCATCAACATCTCCACCGTCCAGCAGAGCTGCCGTAAGCTCAAGGCTGGCCTCATCGCCCCCGCCACTGAGGAGGTCCACTGTGAGCTCGCCAAGGAGCACTCCGCTGAGCCCATCAAGAATATGGACGACATCATCCGTATCTCCCAGTTCCTCATTGAGAAGAAGCGGTTCAGAGACAATATGCTGTTCATCATTGGAATCAACTTCGGCCTGCGAGTGAGCGACCTGCGTACCCTCCGGTTCTCCCACCTCATCAATGACGACTGTACCTTCCGTGACCGCTTCCCCATTCTGGAGAAGAAAACCAAGAACACTCGGAAGCATCAGCGCAACCGTTACATCTCCATCAACACCGCCGTGGTGGAAGCAGTTACCCTCTATCTGGAGAATACCCCTGGTGTCCACCTGAGCGACTATATGTTCCGCAGTGCCTCTAATAATGGATGTAACGAGAACAAGCCCATCAGCAAGCAGGCCGTCGATGCCATGCTGAAGGGTGTGGCGAAAGACCTCGGTCTTGGTAATCGGATGGCTACCCACTCGCTGCGTAAGACGTTCGCCTATCACCAGATGGTCATGAGTGGCAACGACCCCCGGAAGCTCCTGCTTCTCCAGAAGATGTTCGGCCACTCCACCGCAGCTCAGACACTGGACTACATCGGCATCACCAGCGAAGAGATTGACGAAGCCTACCGGATGCTTAACCTTGGTAGCGTCCAGCACAACTATCTGGTTGACTGCGACATCAGTGAGGTAGAAGCATCCCTGGCTTGAGCCCCTATTTGCACCTTGAAAATTGAACACTCAAAACCAGTCTGGGACACATCGTGTGTCCTGGGCATTCGCAAAACTGTTGCAGTGCAAGGGTTTGAAGGACCTTGCCTTATAAATAATAGATAGACAGGCTGGCGAGTCGCAGGAGAGACTCCGAACACGAAGGCTAAGCCCTATAAACGCTTGCGCAAACGACAGCGTACCGAGCCCGACCGACTTTTTTGTGTCCTGAATTTTTTGAGCCAAATACCTTTATTTTCATATGGAAAGGGTGTGATTTCACACGAATGAACGAGATTACAGTAGTTGATGCGCGAATGGGGCGTGGTAAGTCTTCTGCCGCCATCCGGTACATGAACCGTCACAAGAGTACAAAGCGGTTCCTCTACATCACTCCGTACCTTAATGAGGTCAGTCGTATCTGCGATAGCTGTGACTTCGACCAGCCGGACAGCGACCACATGAGCAAGTCTGCCGACCTCAAGCTACGCCTGCGGATGGGGCGCAATGTCGCCGCCACCCACTCCCTCTTTTACCTGATGGACAAGGAGGCTGTCCAGCTCATTCAGCAAAAGGGGTACTCCCTTATTATTGATGAGAGCATCCAGGTGGTCGAACGGCTCAATGTGACACAGAAGGACTTCGAGCTTATCGTGACCCAGCTCGCCGAGGTAGACGACAATGGAATGGTACATTGGAAAGACCCCGAATATGATGGGCGCTTCTCCGACTATAAGGATATGGCCAACACAGGGTCTCTGCTCCAGCGGGACAGCGCCTTGCTGAACATCCTGAATCCCGACCTGCTCCGAGCCTTTGATGAAGTGTTCATGCTGACCTATCTGTTTGACGGTCAATACCAGAAGGCGTATCTTGAATTCTTCGGCTTCCCCTATAAGGTGGTCGGCGTAAAGCACGATTCAAACGGGTTCTACTTCTCCGATGAGCCGGATGAACCGCCGCCTCTGGACTATACCAAGCTCATCAACATCGTGGACGACCAGAAGATGAATGCTGTCGGTAATGGAGCGTATGCGCTGTCCAAGTCCTGGTATGAGAAGCGGGGGTATGGGAGCAAAGATATCCAGGCTTTACGGAATAATCTGCGGCAGTTCTTCCGCAGAATCCCCGGAGGAAACAACGAGTCCCGGCTCTGGACTTGCTTCAAGGGGGACGTGAATAAGCTGGTGGACTCCCGCACCGGGAGGTTCCGCAACAACTTCCTTCAATCCAGCGCCCGAGCCACCAATGAGTACCGGGGGTGTACCGATATCGCCTACATGGTCAATCGGTTCGCTGACCCCAATATAACAAAGTTCTTCGCATCCAAGGATGTCTCCATCGACGCACAAGCCTATGCGTTGTCTGAGATGCTCCAATGGATATGGAGAAGCGCCATCCGTGACGATAAGCCCATCAACCTTTACATACCGAGCAAGCGCATGAGAGAGCTGCTCATCAACTGGATTAACAAAACGAATAAAGGAGGACAATCCCTTGCGTGATACATATAAGCCTGATTTCTGGTCTGTGGACTATGCCCCAGGCCAGGAGGAAGATATTGACCCGGTGGAGAACGATGAGGCAATGGAGCGGTACATTGAGCGCCGCCGCAGAGAGTTCTACAAAGAGTGGAATGAGTATCAGGAGAAAGCCTACGAATAAGGCGCTTTTCTTTTCTGCGTATCAGCATAATTATAATAAATACAAGAGAGGTGAACCACCCTGTCTAAGCAGTTAGTTTGTCAGAAGTATATCTACAAGCTGCATAGCAGCAGGCTTCGCAAAGCGAAGTGGAAACTGACGCTTCCTATCGCCGAGGCCCGGAGAAATGACGAGGTCATCTCCCTGGCCGACAGCCAGGTGCTTCGGTGGCTGGACGAGCTGAACGGCATCACGGATGCCGAGGCCAATGCCAAAGTCATCAAAGCTGAAATCCGGCGGCTGCGGAAAGAGGACAACAGCGTTCAGAACCGCCGCCAAATCAAGCAGCTCTACTCTAAACTGGACAACATCCAGTTTAAGCCTGACTATCTCTGCGTCATTATCGACAAGGAAAAGGACTACCACCGGGCCTGCCGTGGATTCAGTATCAACGGGATGCAGTATGTCCGTCTGCTGGGCACCAATGGCGGCGTTAAGAACGAAACCATCGTGTTCATCAGCGAGCGCCACGCAGAGGAAATCCGCCGCCGCATCGACAACGGGCGAGACCTGACCCAAGCTATGGTTCCGGCCAAGCTGGAAGCGTATAAGGCCCTGACGTGCAGCGCATCCGTTCCCGTGTCTATACCCAAAGGCATTCTGGTGGTCAGTGACTGCGAGACGGAGTTTCTGTCCGATGTGGTCTATCTGAACGACGAGGGGACAGACGAGCCGGTTATGGAGGAACGGTATCAGGTGCCTGTTCAACTGAACGAATCAGACGGATACGGTTTAATGATGCCGTCCTTGGCGCAGCGGTGGAGCGAAGAGCTTGGGCTGGACTACATGGTTTCTGGAGTGAACACCCGCTTTTCTTGGGAGAAGGGTATGGTTTTCACGTTCGACTTCCAAGATTTTGCCGAGCAGGTGGCCGGAACCTATACAGTGAAGGACGCTTGGGGTAATGAGGTGGATGTTCGGAATGTCGAACTCGTGTTGACCACTTCTATGCTGAAGCTGTGGGACAGCTACCCAAGCTGTGAGGCTTATGTCTCTAACTGCATGGAGAACGGCTATACCTTCGGTGTTGCCAAGACCTGCCCCAAGGAACTGGAGCATGAGCGCAATCTGAACTATCAGTTCATCCAAAGCTATGACCTGGACGACAACGACATCGAGGAACTTATCAGGCCGACGATGGATGAGATTCGGGACGTGCTCTATGCCGATGTGGCGAAGACCATTCTCTTCCTGAAAGGCGCCGGGTTGACCGCTGATAACGTAGGCCGGGCAGACAATGACTATGCAAAGGCAGTGATGATTGAGCCGTCGATGCTCGACGACCCGTATATCCAGAGCAACGTCTACCAGATGATTAAGAACCGCATCAACGAGGCGAAGGTGGGCGTGTTGAAGGTTCATGGCAACTACTCTATTGTCTGCGGCGACCCGTACTCTCTGTGCCAGCATATTTTCGGGTTGGATGTGACCGGCATCCTGGGAGAAGGCGAAATCTATAACAAGTATTGGGCCGACCTGGGCGCTGAGAAGCTGGCCTGCTTCCGTGCCCCTATGACCTGCCACAACAACATCCGGTTGGTCTATCCAAATCGAAGCGAGGCCGCCCGGTACTGGTATCAGTACATGACCACCTGCACTCTGTTTAACTCCTGGGATACGGCGGCCCACGCCCTTAACGGAATGGACAAGGACGGAGACCTTGTCATGCTGACAGATAATGAGGTGTTGGTCGGGCATTTGCAGGTTCTCCCCGCCCTGATGTGCGTTCAGCGCAAGGCGCAGAAACGCATTGTCACTGAATCCGACTTCATCCAGGCTAACATCGACAGCTTCGGCGATGATATCGGAAAGACTACCAACTGGATTACCTCTATGTTCGATGTGCAGGCACGTTTTCCCAAGGATAGTCCTCAATATAAAGAGCTGGACTACCGTATTAAGTGCGGTCAGCTTTTTCAGCAGAACGCTATCGACAAGGCCAAGGGCATCATCGCCAAACCTATGCCTCGTGAATGGCATGACAGGCACAGCGTCAATCAAATCGAAGACCCTGACCGCCGCAGGTTCTATCAGGAAATCGTTGCCGACAAGAAGCCGTACTTCATGCGCATCATCTACCCGGCTCTGATGAAGCAGTATAACACTTACATAAAGAACACCAACAAAAACGCCCTGCGTGAGTTTCAGATGACTGTGGATGAACTCTTGTCAATCCCCGAAGAACGTCGGACAGAACGGCAGAGCGACTTCCTGCGATACTATCGGAAGCGGATGCCGGTAGGCATGAACGACTGCGTGATGAACAAAATCTGCCGCCGGTTCGAGCGGGAGTTTGACGGATACCTGGGCAGGCACAACTCCGCTACCGAGTTCGATTACACAATAATGAAGAGCGGCGCAGAGTATACACGTTCTCAGTACAACGCCATCTTGAAGTTGTATGAGGACTATAACAAGCGGCTGCGCAGCTATGTGGTGTTCGCAAACTATGAGCGGGTAGACGAGTACGACACCTTCTCCCGGATGTCTGAGATGCGCTCGGAGTTCGAGCAGGAGTGCGCCAAGGTCTGCCCAAGCCGGGAGGCGTTGTGCGACATTGTTCTGGATATCTGTTACACAAAGAGCTCTACAAAGCGATTTGCGTGGGAGATGTGCGGCGATGAGATTATCAAGAACTTGCTGCGCAGAAATGACGGCGAAATTTCCTACCCGACGATTAACCCCAACGGAGAGATTGAATATGGCGGGGAGCGGTTTTCCCTGCAAAAAGTGAGATTGGAGGAGTTTGATGAGCATTGTCCTGAATGAGTATGAGTGGGCAGAGCGCATGATTAACAACCATGACCTTGGCAAGAGACCGGTGGAGACGTTGAACCGTGTGGCTAAGTATTACTTGGCCACCGGCTACTCCAAACGGGAGGCGCGGAGGATGCTGGATACATTTCTCATCCAGTGCGACCCATCGGCCTCTCTGCCAAGCTGGTCAGATATGCTGGACAAGATAGCCAAAAATGTGGATAAGTACCCTATCATTCGAGTGGATGGTATTGATGTTACGGGTAAAGAGATGGAGGCCATCGAAAAGCTGGACGGCAAGCAGCTCCGCAGGCTCGCTTTTACGCTCCTGTGCGTAGCGAAGTATTGGGATGCGGTTTCCGAGCGGAATGACCATTGGGCGAACACCTCAGACCGGGAGATTATGCAGATGGCCAATATCAGTACCTCTATCAAGCGGCAGAGCGCCCTGTTTGCTGAGCTGAAAAATGCCGACATGGTACGCTTCTCCAAGAAGATTGACAACCTGAACGTCAAGGTTGTCTTTATGGAGGAGGGCGAAGTCGCTTTACATATCCATGATTTCCGCAACCTGGGGTATCAGTATCTTAAACACTATGGCGCACCCTATTTTGAGTGCGAAAATTGTGGGCTTACGGTCAAGATTCAGGAGCCATCCAGAGGCCGCAGGCAGAAGTATTGCCCAAGTTGCGCCATCGAAGTGAAGACAAGGCAGAACGTCAACGCCGTTATGCGCCGAAGAAATGCGCTTAGGTGCTCGGCTCAAATCTGAATTGTTGGAAAAAATGACCCCCTAAAGACCGTTGTGCAACAACGGTTTTAGGGGTGTTTGATGGGTTGTTATTATGATACAAAATATATAAAACTTTTCCCCAAGAAATTCGCATAACCAAATCATATGTAGAAAAGGAAGGAAAAACCATGGTTGAAATTAACAGGCACGAGAGAGATGCCATCATCGAGAAGTACCCTGGGGTGCATATCGTGGGCACCATGAAGCAGCGCTCTGGTCGTGGGCACTACTACTGCGAGGAGAGCAAGAAAGTGATGAAGCTCTTGCGGGAGCTTAGAAAGGGAGTGTGACCTATTACCAGTACAGTAAGCTACAAAGAGATGCGTGACATCGTGCTTGGTAAAATGGTAGACCACACCATCGACGATGATTACGAGGAACTGAGCGAGCGTCTGTTTGGTGATGGGAGCTGTTTCAGCGCAACCGAAGTCCGCAAGAGAATGTACGGCATGAAGGCCGTTATTGACGCCATCGAGCGTGAGGGCGAAGACGCTATCCGCTCAACCGACAGGATGTCTGAGCTCGACCGCAAGAAGATTGAGCTGCAGGCGGAACGCCAGAAGTTCTATGACCAGCGCAACGCTTTCAACAAGTTGGTTCGTGAACGCTCCCGCCAGGAAGAGCTGAATGAGATTCTGGTCAAATCCATTCAGGAGGGCGACCTGCCCCGGTTGGACTATGAGTTCGACCCATATGGTGTTGTAACACAGTCTGACAATGACCTATTGGTCAGTCTGAACGACATCCATTACGGGGCTACCGTGGAGAATTATTGGAATACATATAATTCCGACATCTGCCGGGAAATGATGTGCCGGTATCTTGACCGTATCATCCAGATTGCTCGCACTCATTCCAGCCAGAATTGCATCATCTGGGCAAACGGAGATGAGATTTCCGGCAATATCCATAAGTCCATCACTGTGACCAACAAGGAGAACGTCATTGAGCAAATCAAGGGTGTGTCCGAGCTGATTGCGGAGTTCATCGCAGAGTTGAGCAAGCATTTTGTTACTGTTACCTTCGTAAGTGTCGCGGGTAACCACAGCCGCCTTGACCCTAACAAGGACAACGCCTTGGTGAGTGAGCGCTTGGACGACCTTATCGAGTGGTATTTGGCAGCTCGGCTCCAGAGCTTTGAGAATGTCATCATCGGCGGCGGCGAGAAGGTTGACGAGACGATGTACCTTATCGACGTGCGCGGGAAAACGTATTGCGGTGTGCATGGAGACTTTGACGGTTCGCCCAGCAAAATCCAGGCGTTGCAAACGATGGCCCGTAAACCACTGTACGCTGTTCTTTCTGGTCATCTTCATCACTGTAAGATTGACGATGTGCAGGGAATCAGAACTATTATGGCGGGCAGCTTTCTGGGTATGGATGACTACTGCGTTCAGAAGCGTATCTATGGGAGGCCGGAGCAGATGGTCTGTGTGTGTGATGAGACCGGTGTGCGGTGTTCCTACAATGTAAGCCTGAACTAAGCAACCCTTCAAGGGCTGCCCTTTGCGGGGTGGCCCTTTCTATATTCCTCTGTAGCTCAGTTGGCAGAGCGCTCGACCGTTAATCGAGAGTGCGCAGGTTCAAGCCCTGCCGGAGGAGCCATATGCTCCCATCTTACTAATTGGAATAGGTGGTCGCCCTCTCAAGGCGAAGATGCCGGTTCGAGTCCGGCTGGGAGTACCACATGGGAGAGCGCCGAAGTCGGAGAGTCGGGGCGGTCTGTAAAACCGTTGCTTTCGAGCTGAGTGTGTTCGACTCACACTTCTCCCACCAAAATACTGCGGGATAGAGCAGCGGTAGCTCAGCGGCCCCATAAGCCGTAGGTCGCCGGTTCAAATCCGGCTCCCGCAACCACAGGCCCTCGGATGTCTTCGGACTGCCCGTGAAAGCTCGTTCTCTGCGGAGAGATGAGAAAGGCGAAATAAATTGCATATCAAGATAGGAGGCATTTAGGTATGCCATACATCTACAAAGTGACCAACATCAAAAATGGGAAAGTCTATATTGGGAAAACCATGGACACAGTTCAGAAAAGATGGCGTGAACATTGTGAGGACTACAAAAAAGACAGATGTGAAAAACGTCCTCTATATTCCGCCATGAAAAAATACGGCCCAGATAACTTCACGGTAGAGGTGGTCGAGTCTTGCGATGAATCGGCGTTATCAGACAGAGAGCGTTTTTGGATAGAGTATTATTCATCGTTTAAGAACGGGTACAACGCAACCGTAGGCGGAGACGGCAGACATTATATCGACTACGATGTAGTGGTAGAAACGTATTTGAGGACTGGATGCCAGCAAGAGACTGCGGATTTATTATCCATTGATGATGGTACAGTAAGAAAAATTTTACGGATTCGATGCGTTGATACAGCTAAGTCCTCAGATGTTACAAAGAAAAAATTGAGCAAAGCTGTTGATATGTTCTCGTTATCCGGTGAATTTATTAAGGCGTTTTCATCCGGCAGAGATGCGGCGAGATACCTTTTCCCAAATAAAACCCA